CTCCTTACTACTAGCTACCGAAGTGAATAGCGACGTAAGCCGCTATAACCGCAGTAGCTGACTGGGACCGATAACTCGGATCCCAGCCATCCAGATAGCCTTGCGGCAATCTGGCCCGACGGACTCTTACTCTAGGCGGCTTATTGCTTCGAGGTAAGTAGAATAGTCCGTCGCCAACCGCAACGAGGTACCCGCCAACAGCTAGCGGCATAGAGAAAAACTCAGCTTCTTTACGAAGCTGGTGTGCCTCTTGCTGCAAACTGAAGTAGGTATAACGTCGCGGACACCCGGAGGTCAAGATCCCTTGATCAGGGTTCAACCACTCAGGTACGAGGTGGGGCTTGCCGTGTATGAACGACCTCAATAAGGCTAAGGTGTGATGTACACGTACTTGCGTACGTGCACTCCATTCCAAAACCTGATTGATTACGACATACACGTCGGCCTCGCTGATGAGTGACTTCGCATAGAAAGGAGTAATATCTACCCCGTTTAGGAAATCTCCACCGCAAGACTCGCGAAAGGCACCTTCACAGAAAGACTTATCGAGATTAACGACAAGTCCAGCCTTTGTCAAGACATCTACAAAACCTTTGTACTCGTGAGTGGGAATAATTACATCATCCCCAAACACGCACGTGTTGGTCCAATCGATGAAAAGATTGGGTCCGCCACGTATACATCGGTATCCATAGATGAGAGCAACAATAATGAGAGTCATCAAGGGGAAAGTAAACCCATTCCCCATGGTGGAAATCATATTGAGCTCGACTTGCATGTCCACATCCCGCGCTTTACCATCGCGCTGGATTGTAATCATGGGTGACCTAAGCTTCATTAATAGGTCAGTCCATGCACTGGGCATGAGGGCTCGTACAAGATCGATGCTGATCATATCGCTAGCAGATTTCAAATCAAGGGTAGCAACTTCCCCTGAAATGGATCCACGCATGGCCATAGCAATATTCTTTTGCTGTTGGTCGCGAATGTCCAGTCCGATATGCCTAAGAGCTCCCTCTAGATACATGCCTGCAGCAAGCTGCAGACACATATTACCAGAGGGTTCTATGGCAATTGTACGCTCTGTGTCCTCGTTTTTGGGGACAGTTGTCAGTCTAGAACCTTCAATCTGCATCGTGCCCGAAATTCCGGTTAGGCCATCCTTGGCCACGAAATAAGGGTTCGACCTACGCAGTTTAAGCACCAAAGGTTCACACTGAGCGGTGCAGGTCATTACCTGAAAAATCTTGTCGGCTGCATGCGTACCCTTGATGCCATTACTGGCACCTGGTCCGTATCGCCAATTCGAATACAGGTATGACATCTCGAGCGGCTGTTGAATGGCCAACTCGTCGAAGGTAGACGTGAATCGCTCTAAAACAGTAGTAATGAATAAACGAGCGTTCGCGATGACCCTCGAATCAAGAGATAGAGATGGTGGGGAATTTCTTACGATTTCCCCCACCTTCTCATTGATAGCCAAGAAATCGGCTATCGCTTTCTCTTGAAGATCCTCCCTAAGGAAGCGTGCTCTTTTACGAGCACGTAGCACCTGTCTATTGACCGCGGCGTTCTGTGGTCCATAGGCAAGAAGCTCATCTGACAGGGTGGTGAAAAACGCAGTTAAGCGCTCTTCGCCGGTCTTTATTACGTTGCTTTTACTCACAGGATAACTCCTGATGATAACAACGGTTTTACATCAAGGTGATAACGATCTTACCAACTAGAATTCAGTTGATAAGATCCGAAAGCTTATTCAGCAATATCCGAGCTTTCGGTACCGACGTTTCCGAAATCGTCATTTCTGGCGCTAAGGAAACTACGGGTGGCGTTGTCACAGCTGGCTTGTTCCGAATCTGGGAAAAAGCAGTTACAAATGGGTCTACTATAACTGCCGGTGAGTTCGCAATAAGTACTGTTGCGACCGCACAGGCAATAAGACCCTTTTGGGCTTTCTCCCACATTAGAGCACGCCAGTCAACACGGTGACACTGATTCCATCAGCCGATGCCCAACCCACACCGAAGTGTGCGCTGATCATCGCCCTGATTTCTTCAGGTTCATACGTGTCGACTCCAGCAGGACACTCAATGATCGTGGTGATTTTTGGCACCATAATCGATTGGTTGACTGCTGGGGCAGCCCCTTTCCGTGTAATAAGTTTATACACGTTCAGAGGGACATTCTTGATGATTCCCGTGACAGGATTTGCCTGCGGCAACGTTCTTAGGACCGGCGGGCGGAAGAATGCCACCGTGAACGGCTTACTAACGCTGTTCACGTCAACACTCGTCTGCGTACCACCCAAAGCACTGACGGCGTATTGCTTGCCGTTAATGTTCGGGGCGGTATCCGATAAGAGCGTATAGGTCGGGGTAGTCAAACCCGTGACCGTTGCGCCTGTTACAGGTGAAGCGGGTGCGAAAGCCAAAGTATGGCTCCTTAGAAGTTACCCAGAATTGGATTACTAGGATCTGATGATCAATCAGATCTTTTTGGTCCTACCCTGAGCGAGTACGGACGACAAATTAAGCAATTTTGTCAATCCGGATTTGCCGATTTCATCCACACTTTTGATGCGGAGTGATCTCGACGGGAGTTGGGAAAGTGAGGAGCGATTGAAATCAAGGCATGTGGTCTCCGAATCTCCCCCACTCAAATACCCAGAATAACCGGGCTTTAAGTAGGTGAGAAGAGAAACCCTGTCCCTGGTTTCATACTTCAGTGACTGAGAACAATATATTGTTGTAC